GTGCAAATTAAGCAGAAATTACGCGTTTAACTAGAAGCGTAGACTCTTGCCATTGCGGCTGTATTACCAAAACCAAGACCAATTGATTCGTAGGCACTCCAGGTTATGATATCTTTTCTCTTCTCGATGAAGAACTTAGTATCATTAAGTACGTAAGCATGACCAAAGTATTCTTTGGCTGCGAATGCGTACATATAACCACGAGGAACTAACGAGCCCTTGTTGGTAACGATTATTTTTCTACCGAACAGGGTAGCATATTGGTAGCCGTCGATTGTGACTTTTGTTGCCCACTGATCACCAGCAGTTGATGCAGCCCAATCTAACATCAAGTTGAAGTCATACTCATTCATCAGGATACAATCAGTCTTGTAACTTTTTGTAGTGAAGTCGTGGGTATAAGTACTTGCTGATGTTGGAGCAGCAAACGTGCCACCAGCATTAGCCAGTAAGTTGAACAGTTGGACAAACGCATGTCTATCAATAGCTGTGGCAGTCCAAGTACCTGGTCCTGAATAGGCCTCATCCTTTGAACTGTCATTTATTGCTACGTTGGCGTGGCGTATAAATGTCTCATCTTCGATTGCCTGGATATCCAGGACCGCATTTCTTTCTATCAAGTCAAGGATAGGCATCTCATAAGCCAGAAGTTCTTCTTCTTGCTTTTGATAGTCTTCCGTAGAGACTTTATAGAATGGTATCTCATATCTTTCTCCCATGATGTATTTTGCATCTGGGCGGCCTCTGAAATTCAGGGCCATAGCCTTTGAGTTAGGCTCTATATCCACGATCTTAACTAATTGATCATGGTTCACTGAACGCTGACAATCCGCCTTGGTTACGTATTCAGGTCTCATAATCTTACGACTAAATGACTCTTCACGCAATCTTGTGCGAATATAATTAGATGCAGCTTCCGAAACTTTAGTATTTTCGGAGGCTACTTTTTCTAAGAACAGTTCGTTCATAACTTGTCCACTAAAATCCATAGTTTATTCTCCTTAAATAGTAATAAATTCGATTACATTTAATGTCTGTCCGGTACCAAAGGTAACGGATGTTTCTAACTTTGTGACATAACCAACAATATAGTCGGTACCAAGGGTAGCTTTAGCCAATTCACCACCACTCCATGTCCTCAAAGGATCGCCTAACGCTAGTGCTCCACCTGCCATAACATCCACGTTATATTTGCTGGTTCTGGCACGATAATGACCTGCAAGGGTAGTTATCTTTCCAGTTTCGCCAACATCTGGACTCCAGCTTCCAGCAGTTTCCGTAGTCCTATTTCCACCCTCGGTCCAGATTACCCTTGCCCCACCAACCGTAGTTGTGGTTAAAGCAACTGTATCTGCAGTAGCGGTATCAGTTACCCAACACCCCTGAAAACCCGAGATTGAATTAGACGGGAAAATGTAGTCAATGCGTTCTACTCTTTCAATATCTGTAAGTAGTTCTAACACTTGTGTTTTCCTCCAAAAATTTTAATCTAGCAAATCATTCACAAACCTATCCTTGGCGTTCCCAGTCCCATGACCAGGCGAGTCAGATAACTCACCAATAGATAAAAATTCACTTTGTTTGTGTAAGTCTAATGCCTTATCTAGTATTGTCAAGTCCTCTATCGTTTTTTCTCTAAGATTAGAGAGTTTTTCGAGAACTTCCTCTGCAGATATTAAGCCGCTATCAATTAATTTGTTAGTGATCTGCTCAGCTTTTTTTTCTTTTTCTTTATTTGCGCTTGAATTAGCAAACTCCTTCAAGAAACCAGCAAACTTTTTCAAGATCTTAGGATCTTTAGCCTCTATAGGTAGAGGAAGTTTAGCCCCGATCTTCTCTAGCTTCGAATCATCATCTGAAGAGAAGTTGGAGTTTTTGATCTTATTTTGAAAACAAGCTATCTTTGCCAGGGCTTCAATAGTATTAATATACTCTTGGAACTCCACTAAAGACTCTGCTAGTTTTTGGGTCTCCGAATCAACATTAGATTCTGAGGGAGGTTGCTCTTCACTTATAACCTCTAAGAGAGATTCTAAATTCATGCTTTTCCTCCTTAAGCAAGTAAATTGCTAATTAGCTATCGTCGCTTTTTCTGCG